AAGGTTGGTGGCAGGATTGTAAAAAGAAATGGCTTCAATTAGGAATTAAAAGTGAACTAGGAAGAGATGAAGAGTTGGTTGGAAAGAAATCAGAAAAGTCAGCGTATGGAAAACAATGCATTGGAACAGATCATAAAACGGGTCAGCTTATTTACAAAGAAAGCGTTGGAAACACATCAATTTTTGACCCGGTGCTTTGCGAGCTTTCGTATTGCTGGTTTTGCCCCTTAGGCGGGACCATTGTGGACCCATTTGCAGGAGGCAGCGTCCGTGGCATCGTGGCATCCAAGCTCGGCCGTCGTTACGTTGGGCATGAGCTTCGCATAGAGCAGGTTTCAGCCAATCGGGACCAGGCAAAACAGATTTGCGAAAACGACCCGATGCCGCCTGTGTGGGTTCACGGTGACAGCCGGCGCATCAATGAAACGTGTGGCGACCTGCAAGCCGATATGCTGATAACCTGCCCGCCCTATGCGGACCTTGAAGTCTACTCGGATGACCCGGCCGACCTCAGCACGTTGGGCTATGTCGATTTTGTTTCCGCCTACCGTGAAATTATTGCCAAGTCTTGCTCCCTGCTCGTCCCGCATTCGTTTGCTGTCTGCGTGGTTGGCGAGGTGCGAGACAAAAAAGGCAACTACGTCGATTTTATTGGAGACACCGTCCAGGCGTTTCGAGACGCCGGGCTAGAATACTACAACGAGGCCATCCTAGTGACTTGCGTCGGGTCACTGCCGATTCGGGCTGGAAAGCAATTCAGCGCTTCAAGGAAGCTTGGCAAAACGCACCAGAACGTTTTGATTTTTGTGAAGGGCGACGGCAAAAAAGCGGCTGCCCGCTGCGGTGTGGTAGAAATACCCGACGAGATTATGCCTTCCGATAGCGGCGAACCAGAGCTTGCCGCCCTTCCGCAATGATCGCATCAACATCACGGCCAAGCTGGAGAAAAAACTCCGGGCGAATTAAAGCCTCCCTTGCCCGAGTAATCGCCCGCTTTTCCTCGCCAAGCATTGGAAACTTGCCGGCAAACTTCAGCGCTTCGTCCCATTGGTTGGCGTTCATCATTGCCAGCAACTTCGATAACTTCGTTTCCATGGGAGTTTTATACCAAAGAAAATATCGGTTACAACCCATATTTAACGAAGAAAAATGACCGACTTACAACGAGACCTTTTGGAGTTCCGCCGGGGCTTGTACCGCCCGACACCGCGGCAAACCGTGGTCCAATGGGCCGAGGCCAATCTCAAACTGACCGCAAGGCAGACGGAGCATCCGGGACCGTACTCGACCAGCGTTCGACCCTACGTCAAGGAACCGCTCGAATGTTGGAAAGACTCAGGCGTGGTCGAGATGACGCTGTGCTGGGGATCTCAGACCAGCAAAACCACGACCCTAATGGCTGGCCTCGCGTGGTTGATCGACAACGAGCCAAGCCCGGCGCTTTGGTTGATGCCCACCGAAGGCCTAGCCCGGTCGTTCTCTAAGTCTCGATGGATGCCGATGCTCGAAGACTGCCCGGCCATGGTCGCGCATTTTCCGAGCGACAAGGACAAGCTGACCCACCTCGAACAGCATTTTGACCGCTCGACGCTGACTTTTGTTGGGTCAAATTCACCGGCCAATCTAGCCTCACGACCCGTCCGCGTGCTGGTAGCCGACGAGGTTGACAAGTTCGCCCAAGCTTCGGACCGAGAAGCCGACGCGCTGGACTTGGCCGAGCAGCGCCTCAAGGCGTTCTCATCCTCCAAACTGTTCTTGACCTCGACCCCGACAACCACCGAGGGCCGAATCTGGCAGCGGTTCCTTCGAGGCGACCAGCGCCGGTATTACCTGCCCTGCCCAAATTGCAAGGCCCTCATCCGGCTGGAGTGGAAGCAGGTCAAGTGGGACGAGAGCGCCAAACTGGAAGACGGCAAATGGGACTTCGGCCGGGTCCGTGGATCCGCCCGCTACGAGTGTCAACTTTGCAAGGGGGCCATCACCGACTCCCAAAAGGTCGCAAGTCTCCGGCACGGCCAATGGATCCCAGAAAACAAGGGTTCGTTGCCCGGGGTCCGATCTTACCATCTGTCGAGCCTTTACAGCCCGGATCGCAAATGCACATGGGGGCACTTAGCCGTGCAGTTCTTGGAGGCTCAGGAATCCCTTATCGGGCTTCAGGGCTTCATCAACGGCAATTTAAGCGAACCATGGGAAAACCAAGCCGCGCCCCGACAACGCGAGGAGTTAATCGTCGCGGGGACCGAAGGCGTGGCCGAAAAGGCGATCAAGTTCCTGACCGTAGACTGTCAGGCTTCCAGCCCGCACTTCTGGTTTGTGGTCAGGGCATGGAACGAGGACGGGTCATCCCGGGCCATCGACGCGGGGCCGCTCGACACTTGGCACGACGTGCGTGAAAAGCAGGGCCAGCACGGGGTGCAGGACGTCCACGTCATCATCGACTCAGGCTATGATGCCCCCAGCGTTTACTCTGAGTGCCTCCGGTGGGGCAGATTCTTCCCGAGGACCGGCCGGGTTCCTTTGTGGGTCGGATGGATGCCCGCCAAGGGAATGCCTCGAAAAGGTTGGCGCAACCCGAAAACCGGGGTGGAAGATCCATTCTTCCTCCGAGGAATTGATCCTCGGGTCGGTGACAACGCTGGGCGGCAGGGACGTCTTGAACTCAAGCTCTTGGAGTTTGGGACCGACGTGACCAAGGACATCCTAGAACGCCTCCGCAAGGGAAAGACGGCCACCCGGTGGGAGGTCGCCGACAACGTAGCCTCGCCGGAATACTGGAGGCACTTGGACTGCGAGCAAAAGGTCGCCAGACTTTCCAGCGCCACCGGCCGAACAACGTGGACGTGGCTGTCTCGTTCCTCAAAATGGCCGAATCACTTGGCCGATTGCGAAGTCATGCAAGTTGCCGGTGCAATTTTCCACAACCGCCTCCGCATGACCAACTCCGATGCAAACTGACCTCCTCACGACAAAGGAAATCGCCGCCATGCTCAAGCGGGCTCCGTCCTACGTCTACGCCATGAAAGCCCGAGGGTTCCCAATGCCGGGGGGCCGGGCGCGACTCACAGAGGCGTTGGCGTGGCTGACAAAACATCCGCAACCGCGTGCCGAACGCCGCCACGGGCGGAAATGAGCGAGGACGGTTCAAAGCACCGATAGCGTCAACGCTCTGTTCTTGCGGACCTTCAATTGTGGCAGTTTCTTCTGTATTCGCCCGCGGTCTCTTGCGTCACGTCTACTCGACGGTGACCCATGGGGCCACGCTGCTCGACAAGCTCAACAGCCTCAACAACGAGGCCGTCCACGCGCTTGAGTCAGGCAAGATCTTGCAGCAGACCACCGGCAATGGGCGGTCAGTGACGTTCCAAGTCAATGGTTCCGAAGGCGTGACTCCCACAGACATGGCTGAGGCCTTCAGCCGTTTGCTTGACCTCTACGACGACGCGGTGACAGCCGGAAATGCGACTGATGCCAATCGCTTCGGCTACATGATGGGACGGCTAAAACCCGTTCGTGCCTTCCGCAACGATTTCTCTAATCTCATGCGATGAAATTACTCGAACGCCTAGCCGCTGCGACTCGGTTCGTGGTTTCACCGAAAGCCCGGTACGAGGGAGCCCGCCAAACAACTCAGCGGTCCACGCTGCACGGTTCGGTTCAGTCGGCTTCGTTCGACATTGACCCCTACAGCCGTTACGAGTTGGTGCGTCGGTCCCGGTATTTTGAGCGCAACAACGCCTTCGTAAACCGGATCGCCGACCTTTTTGAGCAGTACACCGTAGGGCAGGGGCTCGCGTTCTTCCCGTCGTCGTCTGACACCGCGTGGAATGCGACCGCGCTCAACTACTGGCGCGACTGGCAACGGTTTGCCGATCTATCCTCCCGACTCTCGTTTGGGAGTCTTCAAGGGATCATTGCCCGGGCGCTTTTCGTCGATGGTGAAATTTTTATTATCCTCACCCGAGGCGAATCTGGAAACCCTCGGATTCAGTTGGTCGAATCCCACCGGGTGAAGAGCCCGCCCGCTTTGCAGGGTCGGACAATCATTGACGGCGTCGAGGTGGACGAACGAGGCCGGCCGGTAGCCTACCACATCACCAACGACGACGGCAAACGGCAGGACGTTTTCCAGCGAGTCGAAGCCGAGTTCGTTGTCCATGTTTTCGAGCCGGGACGCCCGGGTCAGTATCGCGGACTCCCGGCGCTTTACCCGGTTATGAACGACCTTCACGACTTGGACGACCTCCAGATCTTCGAGATGCAAGCCGCCAAGGCCGCGTCAAAGGTTCAGAACGTCATCAAAACCAAGGAGGGCGAGGTCACCGATGACGACATTATCCGCGGCACCATATTGGGAAGCGATGGGGTCGAACGGGCCGATTATTACAAGGACGTCTTCGGCGGAGAGGTCGCTGTTCTCAAACACGGTGACGAGTTCAACCAGTTTCAGGTCGAGCGCCCGTCAGCCGCCACCTCGGGATATTGGGATTACCTGACCGCCAAGGTCTGCGCTGGCATTGGCATCCCAAAAGAGATTGTGCTGCCCACTTCAATGCAGGGAACCTCGATGCGGTCGGTTCTCGACATTGCTAACGCCTTTTTCCGGTCCCGGTCTTTCGTGATCGCGGACCACCTTCGCCGCGTCTATGAGTACGTCATCGAAACCGGAATTAAAACGGACCCGTCAATGCGTCCGGCACCGGCTGATTTCTATCGGTCAACGTTTCGGTCTCCTCGGTCCATCAATGTGGACGTAGGCCGCAATTCATCTGCCGCGGTCAACGAGTTCAAATGCGGCATGAGAACGCTCCAGAGCATCTATGCCGAGACCGGTGAGGACTGGCGCGAGCAACTGCGGCAAAAGGCGGCAGAAATTGCTTATGCCCAAGAACTCGCTCAGGAGTTCAACGTGGACCGGGCCGAGATTATGACTCTTGACCCCAACGAGCTTTCGAGCAACAACGCCGCAGCAACAAACGCGTGAAAAACTGGTACGAGATCAAAGCACAAGCCCAATCGGATCAACCGATTGAGGTTCTGATTTACGACGAGATCGGAGGCTGGGGGATCACGGCTGCTCAGTTTGTGCGCGACGTCAAAGCCCTCGGCAATGGTCCGATCAATGTCCGCATCAACTCGCCCGGCGGGTCGGTGTTCGACGGTCTGGCAATTTACCACTATCTGTCGTCTCGGCCTGACGTGACCGTCACCGTGGACGGCATTGCTGCCTCAATCGCTTCTATCATCGCCATGGCTGGCGCCAAACGCGTCATGCCGGCATCGGCTTACCTCATGATCCACAACCCGTGGACTGGGGCCATCGGTGACGCCAATGACCTCCGCGAACAAGCCGATCTCCTCGACAAGTTGGGCGAGACCCTCGCCGGGATCTACTCAAAGGTGACCAAGAAGGGCAAAGAAGCTATCCGCGCCATGATGGACGCGGAAACTTGGATCGACGGCACCATGGCTCTGTCTGATGGATTCATGACCGACCTGACCGATGCCAAACCCATTTATGCCTCGGTCCGTGCCGACCGATTCGCTTGCACTCCGACCGCCTTGGTTCAGGCCGCAGCGCCGTCTGAACTCATGGTTGATGACTGTGTCAGTTGGAACGATTCAACCGGCACCGCTTACGGGGAAATTCTCGAAATCAAACGCGAGGGGACTCTTGAACTGCCAGACGCTGGAATCGTAGTCACCGCCTCCGCAGCCGATCCCGCTGCCTTGATTCAGCGGCATCAACCCATCCCGGGGACAGACGCTTTCGTCGAGGGGGACATTCTCGTCGGACTCAATTTTTCCCAACTGACCAAGGTCGAAGGACTCAAAATTGTTGAGACCGAGTACAAGGACTCTGTGGTCGGTGACGTCCAAGCCGTTTCAAAGACCGCGCCTCAAGCCGCTCGCAACGCATTTGACAAGGGCGTCAAACAGGTCGAAGACGGCAAAGGTGGGGACGGACTTGAACCGGCAACCGTGAAGGAAGCCCGGAGCCTTAAGGCTGGCGAGGCACCGACCGAAGCCAAGATCCGCAAAGCTTACCGTTGGTGGGCTCGCAATGAGCGGTTCCTTGAAGCCGAGGTGG